TGAACATGAAGACGACAGATCGTATGGGTTTGCGCCCCGAAATGCGCCCAGAAGTAGAAGACGACCGCCTTGCAAAGCGTATTGCCGAGCTGCGGAACCACAATAATGCCAACCTCGACGAAGGCGTTGACAAATTTGCCACCCCTACCCCGCCACCCGGTTGGTCGTATGAGTGGAAAATGAAGTCGGTGAACGGTTGGGAAGACCCAGCCCACTATAACCGCATTTCCATGGGTGGTTGGGAGCCGGTCGACGTGAAGCGCCATCCCGAGATGATGCCGAAGGGTTATGTCGGGGCGATCGAGCGCGAAGGCGAGCTCCTTTGCGAGCGCCCACTGGTAATCACACAAGAACGGCAGGCCAAAGACCTCCAGAACGCGCGGAATCAGGTGCGGACCAAAGAAGGCCAGCTTGATCCGAAGGGCCGTGGCGGTATTATCAGCCGCGAGGACGCCCAAGTGCGGCCAAAAGTGTCCAAGGACCACAATTTCTTTGTTCCTGAACAGTAAGTCGTCTGCTAGGACGGGAAAAGGGGGCTTCGGCCCCCTTTTCTTTTCTATCAAACTATGCAATAGTGCGATTCTCGTTCTCCCCCCGGCGTGGGAGATTTTAACAATTCCCGTTTCTTAGTCGCCCCGGTGTGCGATGATGGAACTCTCTGAAAGGAGAATCCCGTCATGGCCAATACGTTTGCGCCCAGCGGTTTCTTGCAGTTTCAGGGCGGTGCAGGCGGCGCTCCGACGTTCGCACAATCCCCCCGCTTGATTGCGTCTGGCAACACGACGCCAATCTTCACTGGCGACCCTGTATCGCCTGTTACCGGCTCCGCAACCGGTTATATCACCCAAGCTACGGCTGGCGGCTCGACCGTCCTCGCCGGTATCTTTGTTGGCTGTAAATATCTGTCCACGTCTCAGAAGCGCGTTGTCTGGTCCAGCTACTGGCCCGGCTCCGATGCGACCGGCGACGTGACGGCATACGTCATTGATGATCCGAATGCTCGTTTCATCGTGCAGTCTTCTGGTTCCGCCTTCCCTGTCACGGGCACAGCATCGTCGCAGACCTCTGGCGTCCAAGGCCAGTATGCTACGTTCGCCTACTCCACCACTGGCGCTACCTCGGGTAACTCCAACGGCGGCAACAATGCCACAGGCCGCTCGACGGCTTATGTCAATGCTGTCAACACGACTGTCACAGACCCCTTCATTATCGTCGACTACGCCGTTTCGTTCGGCAACGGCGGCGATCCCACAACGCAGTACTGCAATCTTGTTGTCGGCTTCAACAACGAAGTCTGGCGCACGAACGGTGCTGGCCCGACCGGCATCTCGTAAGAGGAGTAAGGAACAATGGCTGTTAATCTCTCACAGATCAAAGACCTTCTCCTCCCCGGACTCCGTGGTGTTGAAGGCAAGTACGAGCAGATTCCGTCTCAGTACGACAAAATCTTCACGAAGCACGACTCAAAGATGGCTCTTGAGCGTACCGCTGAAATGCGTTACCTCGGCCTCGCCCAGCTCAAGACCGAAGGTGGCCAGACCTCCTTTGATTCGGGCGCTGGTGAGCGTTTCGTGTACAACCAAGAGCACACTGAAATCGCTCTCGGTTACGCGATTACCCGCAAGGCAATCGACGACAACCTCTACAAGACCCAGTTCACGCCTTCCAACCTCGGCTTGGTGGAATCATTCCAGCAGACCAAGGAAATCTATGGCGCGAACATCCTGAACACGGCGCAGACCTACAATGCTGCAGTCGGCGGTGACGGTGTTGCTCTCTGCTCCACCTCGCATCCGATTGACGGTGGTTCGGTTGCAAACACGCCAACAACCCAGATTGACCTCAACGAAGCCTCGTTGCTGAATGCGATGATCGCAATCCGCACGAACTTCCGCGATCAGGCTGGCCTGAAGGTGTTTGCTCGCGGTCGCAAGCTCATTATCCCACCTGCTCTTGAGCCGGTTGCTATTCGTCTTTTGAAGACGGAACTCCGCCCAGGCACAGCAGATAATGATGTTAACGCGATCATGACCACTGCCGGTGGGTTGCCTGAAGGCTACATGGTCAACGACTTCTTGACCTCGTCTTATGCTTGGTTCTTGCTCACGAACATCGACGGCCTTGCCTACATGGAACGCGTGAAGTTTGAAACCGACATGCAAGTCGACTTCGTGACTGATAACCTTCTCGTCAAGGGCTATGAGCGTTACTCGTTCGGCTATTACAACTGGCGGGCGATCTACGGTTCGTTCCCAACCTCGTAAGGAGGAATAACCATGGCGATTGACGCTTTCTCAGGTCCAATCATTACTTTCGGGCAGAGCTCCGTTGGTCTTGATTACAATCCCGACATTGGTGGCTCGTCCCTGTTTGCTTCAGGGGCGGGTTTCCTCGACACTCGCATCCCGTTCACCTACAACCCTGGTGAGGCTCAGGCCCAACAGGATTTTGGGTGGCTTGGTTTTGACAATGTTAACACCCTTAGCATTGTTCCTTACACCAAGGCGGCGGGCGCAATTGTCGCTTCTGCAAACGCAACCAGTGCGACGTTGACACTTGTCACGACGAACTCGGCGACGACGGGCGTGTATTACAACAACACGAACTTCGTTCGTTCCGACACTGGGGTCCAAACGAACGTGCTCGCTCTTGATGCTTATGCATCGGTGACGGCAACGTTCTCTAACGGTGTGATGACGATCACAGCAAACAGCGGCATGCCAATTTCTCCCGGCATGGTTGTGTTGGCAACGACTGGCACTGTGTCGCAAGGCACAGCCGCTGGCGTTCAGATCGTCTCGCAGCTCACGACAACCGGCACATATACGACGGTTGGTCAGGGCTACACCGGCACCTACCAGACCAACAGCAATCTGACTGCGACGTCTGGCACGGTAACGCTTGCGTTCCAGAATGTGCAGCAATGCGCGATCCCGAACAACGCTCAGACACCGGGCATCTATCTTTGGAACCCGATGGCTCTCGTTGGCCGCGCCGTGGCAGTTACTGCTGCTGCGAGTGCTACTGCGACTACAGCAACGGTTTCGGGCTTTGATATTTATGGCTACCCAATGCAAGAGAACATCACGATCTCTGCTGGTAACCAAGTATCGGGCAAGAAGGCATTCAAATACATCTACTCAGTTGTGTTGAATGCAGCCGATGCTACCCACGCATATTCGGTCGACACGACCGACGTGTTTGGGTTGCCACTCCGCTCTGACACCTTTGGTGACATTCTGATCAACGATGCTTCGTCTCTTGAACAGACGACGCTTATCACGGCGGCTACAAGCTACGTGAATGCTGATCGCACGACCGCTACCGCTACAACCGGTGACGTTCGTGGCACTTATGCTGGTTTCACTTCCAGCACCGGTGCGAACAAGCTGATCGTTCGTCAGTCGCCTCCGCCGTACAATGTCCAGTTGACGACTGGCTTGTTTGGCCTCACTCAGTACAGCAACTTCTAAGGAGTGAACCATGAAGGGTCACAAAGGACATCACCACGGCGTTATGCATGCTGGTGTACATCACAAGCACCCTCGTGCGGAGCACAAGAAGGGTGGTAAGGTCGAGTCACCAATGGAAGGTCATTGGGATCACGACGAGTCGCCTTCAGACGTTTATGAAGGCAAAGACTCAAACGTGGCTAAGGAAGCCAAAAAGCGGAAGCATGGCGGCGCGGCGAAACACAAGCACCATGTTGGCCATCACGAAGGTCATCACGCGCATCATCGCGCCGACCGTAAGCCCCGCAAGTCGGGCGGTCGCGCTGGCGCTGACATGAACCCGCTTTCTTCAGCTCACAAGGGCATGGAGCCAAAAGCTCACAAGTCTTTTGAGCCAGAAGAGCACTAAAAGTCGGGGGGAGCTTCGGCTCCCCCTTTCTCCATAGGGGATTACCATGACTGCTGCTTGGACACGCAAAGAAGGTAAATCGCCATCTGGTGGGCTCAATGAAAAGGGCAGGCAGTCTGCCCGCGCTGAAGGCCATCACCTGAAAGCACCCACGAAGGATTCAAGCAATCCTCGCCACAAATCATTCTGTGAGCGGATGACAGGCGTGAAGCGCAAAATGACAGGCGCTGCCGCAGCCGCCGATCCTGATAGCCGGATTAATAAGTCTCTCCGCAAGTGGGGTTGCTAATGGCCGAGAAGCCTTTCTGGGAAAAGAAATTGCCCAAGGACCATCACACAAAGCACTTGTCCCATAAGCAGGAGCAAAGTGCTAAAGCAAGGGCAAGGGCCGCCGGTCGGCCATACCCGAACTTGATCGACAACGCCGCTGCGGCACGGAAAAAAGGTAAGTAATTATGGGCACGATCTCTCAATCCGGCGTCGTCTGGGATTCAATCACAAAAAACGGCAAGCATGAGCCATTTGAACTTCAAGTTGCTCGCGGCCACATCACCAATCACACTGGCATTGGAATCTTTGGTTACTCAGGGGGCATTGGCAACACGACGACGCCCCAGACAATTTGGGAAGGCGCAAATAATGCCACGCAAAACAACTACACGTATCTTACCGTTGCTTCAAAACTGACCGTTGTCAGCACCAGCGCTTCGGATACGGGTATTCTTTTCATCGCTGGTACGGATGCCAACTTCAACACGTTGACCGAATACATCACTTTGACTGGCACCACGCCCGTTACGACCGTCAACACCTATTTCCGCGTTAATGTGCTGTATTACACCAACGGCTCAAATGTCGGCGTTATCACTGCCAAGGTCAGCACAACCGTCTACGGACAAATCAATGCCGCTGTTGGACAGTCGCAAATGGGCGTCTACACCGTCCCCGCTGGCTACACGTTCTACCAGACTTACTTGCAGGCAAATAGCACGTTGGCCAACCAAGCCGTGCTGTTCCAAACGCAGTCAATCTTTAATCTTGCTTCAACCATCAATTACAATGGTTATATGATCAATATTTCACAAAATTCTGAAAACCTTGGTCTTTCGCCATTTTCAACGGGCTTCTTCACTATTCCGTTTACGGTTCCAATTGCATTCCCACAAGGGACTGATCTTCAATGGCAAGCAAAAACCAATAGCGGCGGTATTAATGGCGCTGTTAGTATGTTCGCGGGTGGTTATCTGATCAACAACGCTACCACGACAAACTTCTAATGAGGAGCCGTTATGACCACGAGCGGCACTTACAACTTTAATCCGTCTCTTGGCGAGCTTGTACTCTACGCATACAATCTTTGCGAAGTCAGAAACACAGCCATTGCTCAAGAGCACATGGAAGCCGCTCGCATGGCCTCCAACATGCTGTTCGCAACGTGGTCAAACCGTGGCGTCAATTTGTGGGCAGTCGATCTGCAGCAGGTCTATTTTGATCAGACGCCGATCATTTTGACTGTTACAGGTAACGGCACCACAACGACGCTCACCTATGCGACGCCAAACACCCCTATTTACACGGTAGGGACTGAAATCACGATCTACAATACAGGCGTCGTCGATGGTGTTCAGACTGTCACTGCATCAAGCAGTGGGTCCGTGTCGTTCTCGTCGTCCTATTCTGGGTCTTTGTCGGGCGGATCGGCAACGATTGCGCCCATCACATCGTTCGGCCTTCAGACGTCGATCAGCACATATTCTGTCGACCCCAATACGGTCGTGATTCTTGATGCGTATGTGACGACGACATCCAATGAGACAAACCCAATTGACAGGGTGATCTTGCCAATTTCACGCACGGAATATGCGTCATACCCCAATAAACAGCAGCAAGGGTTCCCGACCGTGTTCTGGTTTGATCGTTTGGCGAGCTCGTCTCGGTCTGCGGGCTCTCCTGGCCCGTCTGTCACGCTTTGGCCAGCGCCGGATGGCACGTCATCGCAATATTTGAAGTATTATCGCGTCCGTCAAATCCAAGACAGCAACTTCACGAACGGCCAAACCGTCGAGATTCCATATCTCTGGATGGAGGCGTATGCTTATGCGCTGGCTCACAGGCTTTCAATCATCTGGAACCCTCAGAAATCCATGATTTTGAAGCCTTTGGCCGATGAAGCGTATGAGATCGCGGCTGAACAAAACGTGGAACAGGCGCAGCAGTATATTTCACCGCAAATTCAGGGGTACTTTAGGTAATAACATGTCATTTTATGTTTACGAACATTGGCGGACAGACAAAGATGAATGCTTTTACGTTGGCAAAGGCAAAAGTAATCGTGCGTATTCTATGAAATTTCGCAACCGTCATCATAAAGCTATTATGGCAAAACTTTCTCGTGAAGGATTTGCTATGGAAGTTCGTATTGTGGCATCAAATTTAACAGAAAATGAAGCCTTTGATCTTGAAGTGCAACGTATTTCTTTTTGGCGTAGCGTTGGTGCAGATCTTGTTAACATATTACCCGGCGGATTAGGCGGTCCAACTTGGACAGGAAAAAAACATTCTGCCGAAACAAAAGAAAAAATGTCTATTGCGGCAAAAGGGAACAAAGCAAATACAGGTCGTAATTTTAGCGAAGAGCATCGCCGTAAATTGTCTCAATCTCAAATAGGTAACAAAAAAGCCTTGGGCAGAGTTGATAGCGATGAAACGCGAAATAAAAAATCAATTTCATTAAAAGGAAAGAAAAATGCGCTTGGCCGGAAACAATCTGAATCCGAAAAAGCCATGCGGGCTGTTATAAAAAAAGAATGGTGGCTTAAGAAAAAAGAGGTTTTATCATGAGACCTCATGGAAGAGCTAGTGTAAGTTCTAGTAATCCAAGAGCTTTCGCAATTTGCGACAGATGTGGATTTTTGGTGAACCATTATCAATTGCAATGGCAGTTTGATTATGCAGGCGCTGGCCTTATCAACAAGCGCATTTTGGTGTGCGACCCGTGCTTGGACACTCCTCAAGCGCAATTAAGGGCTATTGTCCTGCCCGCCGATCCTATGCCGATCCAAAATCCGCGTACGCAAGACTATTATGCGGCGGAAACGACAACGATTGCGGTGTCTCAGGGCGCTCCTAAAGACCCTGTGACCGGCATCCCGATTTATCCTGTCGTTAGCCTCGTCAACCCGAGCGGTTCCTATCCAACACCCCCACCAATCGGTGTGCCGACAGGCTTGGAGCAGAGCGCGGTCATGCCGCTCTACCAACAGACGCATTACCGCGTCAATTTGAACCCCTTGTCTGTCATTGCAAATGGCACAAACACGATCTCCGTGACCTGCTCGTCGCCCCATGGACTTTCAACTAACAGCCAAATTGCTGTGGAAGGGCTGACAAACAATGCGGCTGACGGGTTCTATAGCGTCACCGTGACAACGGCGACCGCGTTCACTTATCAGACGCTTAATCCTGTATCTGGAGGCAATCTTCTGCAAGGGACAAGTCTGATGTTGACCGCACTTGTCGGTCTGCCTTATGGCTATACTCAGATACCGCAAACTGGGGTTTAACAATGGCAAATATTACCATTCCAAACCTGCCAGTAGCACTCAATGTGAGCGGTTCTGCTCAATTGATGATTGTGCAGAACAACACGGCCTATAGCGCGACCGTCAATCAAATCTCGGCTTTCAATACCAATTCAGGAACCGTGACTTCCATCACGGCTCAATCCCCGTTGTCTGGCGGCACAATCACGACGACCGGCACCATTGGCTTGAATACCAATAGCATCAACAATACGTATCTGGCCAACATGAACGCCCTGTCAATCAAGGGCAACAACTCGGCAAGCCCGGCGCAGCCGCAGGATTTGACTGTCGCTCAGACAATGAGCCTGCTCGGGGCCGCCCCTTTGGCGTCGCCCGCTTTCACCGGCAACCCGACCGCCCCCACGCCTGCGTCGACCGACAACAGCACATCTCTGGCGACAACCGCTTTTGTGAAGTCCTTGAACTACGGGTTCGGCACCGTCACGTCTGTGGCGACAGGAACCGGATTGACCGGCGGGCCCATTACCACGACCGGCACGATCTCTATTGCCAATACGGGCGTCTCGCCGCAGACATATGGTAGCGCGACAACGGTCCCGCGCATTGCGGTCAATGCCCAAGGGCAGATCACATCTGCCAACAACGTGGCGATCTCCATCACGCCGAGCCAAGTTGTCGGCCTCGGCACAATGGCAACGCAAAACGCCAATGCGGTTGCCATTACGGGCGGCACAATAGATCAAACCACTATCGGTGGCACGACGCCCGCCGCAGGCACATTTACAAATCTCACGTCGACGGGAACGGTGTCGCTCGGCACCATTACTTCCGGAACTTGGCAGGCGACGCCGATTGCCATTCTTTATGGCGGCACGGGCGCAACGTCGGCCTCGGCAGCCCGCACAAATCTTGGGGCGGCTGCATCCGGCGCAAACAGTGACATTACATCGCTTTCTGGTTTGACGACGCCATTGTCCGCTACACAAGGCGGCACAGGGTTTTCCTCATACACCACAGGCGATCTTCTGTATGCCGATTCGTCGACGACTTTGGCCCGCCTCAATGACGTGGCCGTCGGCAATGTCTTGCTTTCTGGCGGCGTCGGTGTCGCGCCTTCTTGGGGTAAGGTAAGCCTCTCAACCGTCGTGACCGGCGTATTGCCAACAGCAAACGGCGGCACAGGGCTCACGTCATTCACTTCTGGCGGCGCTGTCTACGCAACTTCGTCGTCTGTGTTGACAACGGGCACTTTGCCGGTGGCATCGGGCGGCACTGGCGTAACGACGTCTACCGGAACTGGGTCAGTAGTGCTGTCCAATTCTCCGACGCTTGTGACGCCGACATTGGGTGTAGCTACAGCGACGAGCTACACCGCGACACGCGCGTTGTCGGTCTCGACGCCATACAATACCGGCGCATTCAATTACGGGACGCTTGGCTATTCTGACACAAATATTTTCTCGTCGTTTGTGAATAGCGTCAATTCATACAATCAAATGGTGCTACAGAATACCAATGCTGGGTCTGCGGCATCGACAAACTTTATTGTGTCAAACGACCAAGGCTCTCCAACCGGATACTTTGGCGAGTTTGGCATGAATAGCAGTGCCTTTACCGGCACAAGCTCATTCAATCTTCCCAATGCCGTCTATCTTGACGCAACCAATGGTGATCTTGTTCTCGGCACCACAACGGCCAACGCGATCCGCTTTGTCGTCAACAGCAATTCCACCGACGCGATGTCCATCTCTTCGGCTGGCGTTACGACGATTGCAAGTTTGGCGCTGTCGACGCCGTTGCCTGTCACGTCGGGCGGCACAGGAACGACGACATCGACAGGCACCGGTTCCGTCGTCCTGTCTAATTCTCCGACACTTGTGACCCCCGCGCTCGGGACGCCTTCCGCTTTGGTGCTTACAAACGCAACGGGTCTTTCGTTAACTACAGGCGTTACGGGTACACTTGGAACATCCAATGGCGGTACTGGTTTAACATCGTTTACGTCTGGTGGCGCTGTCTATGCTTCTTCAGCATCTGTTTTAGCGACGGGAACTTTGCCCGTAACTGCGGGTGGCACAGGAACGACAACATCAACGGGAACCGGATCGGTTGTTTTATCCAACTCTCCAACGCTTATAACCCCTGCTCTTGGAACGCCGTCGGGTCTAGTGTTAACAAACGCTACTGGTTTGCCATTAACGACTGGGGTAACGGGTACACTTGCTGTTTCTAATGGCGGTACGGGTGCGACGACGCTTACGGGTTATCTTGTCGGCAATGGCACAAGTGCTTTCACGGCCGTTTCAACGATCCCCAATGCGGGATTGACCAACTCGTCTCTCACGATTGGTACAACTACTATAGCACTTGGTGCTACAACACTTACGTTGTCAGGGTTGACGACCGTAACGGTCACACAAGACCCGACTTCCGCTTTACAACTTTCAACCAAGCAATATGTTGATAACCAAGTTTCTACGGTATCTAATCAGACATTCCACACGGCAGTTGGCTATGCAACCACGGCTGACCTAGGAAGTGTTACGTATAACAACGGGTCATCTGGTGTTGGCGCTACTCTTACCAATGCTGGCGCTCAGGCTGCCCTTACGATTGATGGCTACACATTTACTGCTACAGACGTAACCAATGCCACCCGTGTTCTTGTTAAAAATGAAGCCACTGGCGCATATAACGGTGCTTACGTAGTTACCAACCAAGGCTCTGGCTCAACAAACTGGGTTCTAACACGCGCCACTGACTTTAATACGCCGGGTTCCGGTCCTAATTACATCGAGACGGGTGCATCGTTCTTCGTCAATGGCGGCACTGCAAACGGCGCAACCGCGTGGGTAATGAACACTACTGGCACAATTATTGTCGGTTCAACCACGCTTACATTCACGCAGTCATCCTCCTCTGGTAATATCCAAGTCAACTCGCCCCTGATTAAAACAGGTAACACGATCAGCCTTGGCACAGTTGGAATTGGTAACGGCGGCACAGGTCAGACGACTGCATCTGCAGCATTTAACGCGCTTTCTCCAATCACCTCAACTGGCGACCTGATCATCGGTAATGGAGTTAACAGCGCCACGCGCCTCGCTATTGGCACAAGTGGTTACGTCCTGACGTCGAACGGAACAACGGCAACGTGGGCTGCTTCTACGGGCGGCGTGACGTCTTTCTCCGGCGGAACAACTGGCCTTACGCCTAATACGGCAACCA